GACAACACATCCTGTGCCACGTCAGTACCCATAGGTTGCTCACGTTTTACTGTGTTGAACAGAGAACTATACCCCTGCTTCTGTGCAGTAGTCATAGATGGATTGTTCGCCATGAACAATGCTTCCACCTCATCAGGTGTTACATCTCGTTTATATTTATTCATAGCATAATCAATCGTGTGCTTTAACTTCCTAGCATCTTTACTAAATAGTCGGTCAGGACATTTAGAGCCACGATGGTCGGTATAAAACTCTTGATTCATCAAGCTACGTAGTAGGGATAGTTCCATATTGGTTCTCCTTTGGGGTTAAGTTAATTAAGTTTTCTATATCGTTCCTCTTCTTATATTTCAAATCGTCTTCTAGTCTTAGCACCTTGACATCATTTACATAGGCTCTTAGTTCTTTTGCAAATGCCATAGTCTTGGGTAGAGCATCAGGGTCAAGTGCTATTATTGCTGTTGAGAATCGTGAGAGATACTTCTTATGAGATTCTGACAATGACGTACCCAATACTGCTACCCCAACATATACTTCACTATCTAAAACGGAAGCACTTACACAATCCTCAACAACTACTGCGACCTTACCATGTCCTGCGACAAAAGGCAAGTCACTTTTTCCATATCGTTTCCATTTAGGTATTCTTTTTCCTAGTGACCTACCATTGGCATCAACAACTCTGCCTTCATGTATCACAGGAAACACAACTCTATGTTCCTTCACATCATACATGAGCCTGTCATTGGGTATGTCATAGTAGTTTTCCCTGTCGTAAGGCACTATATACTCAGGCATTACGAAAGGTTCACTATTCTTTTCAGTCACTTGGGTATGCACCTTGATGTCATTAGCTGACAATGGCATACGTTTAGAGCCTGATAGCTGACAGGAAGACTTATAACAATTCCATAGCATCTGACCCATGTTATTGGTCACAGTAAATGTCTTGTAACCATTACAAATAGGACAGTTAAGACGTTTACTCTCTCCTATTCCTATATCTAAGTCACTAATGTATGTATTTATATTCATATATCACTCTCCTTGTCGGCATTTAAATGCTTTTACCATGATTATTTCGCATTGTCAATGCACTTTCTGCACTAGCATACGTATTTTTCATGTAAGGTTTCACTACGTATTTTTCATGTAAGGTTTCACAGATTGAGGGTTAGCATGTCCTGTAACAGACATAATCTGACCCATAGACACCCCTGCTTCCACCATTTCTGTAGTTCCTGTCCTTCTCAGGTCAGAAATACGTAAATCATCAGGTAATCCTGCCTGTTCTATGACCAATCGTGCTACTTTTGATAGCCTTTGCATGGTATATGGCGAGTATTTACCCTTCATTGCAGTAGGATAGGGTGCAACATAGGGTTGAAAATCGTATTCATCCTTCTGTTGCTTGAGCATTTCCAATAAGTCAAGAGAAATTGGTAGGTGTACTACACTTCTTCTCTTAGACTGTTGCAAATTTAACACACATTTATCAAAATCTATGTTAGAAAACTGTAACATTCGCATATCACCTACCCTTTGACACCATTCATAGGACATTTGTACTATCAATCCTAAGTTTCTGTATTTAAAATCGGCATAAGCTACATCTAAGAACTGTGTCACTTGGTCTTTTGTCCATACAGTATTACGTGCATGAGGTGTCTTCCTCTTGTAGGTAGCAAACGGATTGCTCTCAGCATAACCCATCTCCATACCAAAGGAATACACCTTACGTGCTACAGATGTGATAGCATTAGCCTGATAGATTCCTCGACCAAGCCATTGCTCGTAAGCTCTTCGAGCTATTGCACCTGTCATTTTAGTCAGCCTTATTTCTGACAAACTTTTGCCATCAACTTCAGTAGCCAATAAAACTCCTGCACAATATTGATAATCATGTTTAGTTTTATCAGCTAACACATTGAAATCATTAGACAAATAGTACTTGTGTACTAGGTCATGTAAGTTCATACATTTACTGCTATGTAAATGCACAATGCTATAATGAGTAGTTTACCATAGTCTAAATCAAACTTGGTACTCTCTCCATACTTCTCCTCGAAGTGTGTTATTATTCTATGCCACATATTTAATCTCCTTTCTTTGCTTCAATATATATTCTCATGTGAGTGGACTCATCTAAGTTCTGACCCCAATAGGTAGCACCTGTACCTCTTAACTCAGGCTTGATGTGCTGCCCACGAACTCGCATCTTGTATGTCTTCTTATTAAAGAACTTCTTCATCTTGTCAATAAACTCTTGACCATCTGTATCATTAGGTATCTCGCTGAACATATAGCCTTTGCCTAGTTTATTTGCTTCATCACAGTATGCTTTTTTCCAAAACTCTTTGTATTGTATTTCTTGCTCATACTTTTCTTTCCAAGATTTGGTTTCCTCAATATGTCTATTGTTCCTCTCAAACCCCATCTTGTAAGCTCTATGTGATGAGTCTAATGACTGCTTAAGTTCTTTGACACTACCTTCTTGTTCAGTCAACTTCACGAAGGCTCTGACCATGTGCTGAAAGTCCATGTGTGAGATAGGAATATCTCTACCCTCTGCTTCTGAATAGTATGTCTTATAATTTAAGTTATGCATATCGTCTGCTAATTTACCTGTGCTAGTGGTTGCTCCTAGCATTTGTACTACTCTGTGTATTTTCATAATGTTTCTCCTTTCATCCATTGTGGTTTATCTGTAAAGTTATATCTTGCGAATCTTGACTTGTCAACTATATAAAATTTCCTATATGCTTCTATGGGATAGAACTCCTCTGTCTTCAAGTCATCATGCCCACTAAAACATTGTGGGTGTGGTGTTAAAGGACCACTCGGTATACAATCTATGCCTTTGTATAAGGCAATACTATGCTTACCTGCACCATGCCATTTGCCATACCTTTCGTGGTACTCACATAACATACAACAGTACAAGTCATATGCAAATCTATAGTTTTCAATAGTCTCCATTGCCCATAGTGTGCAAGGGTGCTTTTGATGTACAGGTTTGTACAAGTCATGCTCCTCTGCATAGTCAGGTGCATGATGCCATAGTGTAGTGCATAACATCTGTGCTTCTTCTAGTGGCATCTTGACTACGTGTTGGTCACATAGAGACTTAGCAATCTCATGTGGTGTTTGTTCTATAATAAATCTATTCATGTTTAATCTCCCACCTATAAAATATGTGGTCATCTATTCTTGTTACATAAGTCTTTGTTTCTGCCCAACTAGGCTTAACATAGTGAGCATGGTAGTGTGTAGCACCCTCAACAAAGTCATCTAGATGTCCGTTGTATACACCATTAGCAACGTGTACTGCATTTCTCCATGCTTGATATTCTCTAGGCTTATCACTCTTGCCATCACAGTACCAACTAAATTGGCATCTATTCTTGATAGGTAGTGATGGCTTCCATTTGTATGTTAATCCTTGTTTAACTACATCACATATGTTGTTGGGGTATCTATTATCTTTTACCCTATTCATTACAACTTGTGCGACTGCCACTTGCCCTATGAAACTTTGATTCTTAGCTTCATGGTAGACATTGAGTGCTAGACACATTAGTGATTCAACTAGCATTGTATTCACTCAAGAATAAAACACCACCATAGTTACCTTCTCCATCTGCACTCACTTCCACAAGTACATCTGCATACTTAGGCTTAGTCAGTTGAAACTGTGGAAAGCCATCTTTACTTTCTCCTAAGTAACTCTTTATCTTGAAACCCTCTAACTGTTTGTAATAATTATCTATATCCATTATACACACTCCCTTTTAAATACTGTGTTCCAAGTTTCTTCAATCTCATCATCAAGATTACCACCATGAATAAATTCTAGTTGGTCTTTGACGTATTGCATACGACATTGTTCAAGTGTCCAAGCATCCGTAGTTTCTTCATCATAGAATAACACAGGTTGAAGTTCAACTTTGCTCATATTTATTGCTTGATAGAATAAAATATTAACCAATGCTTTTTTATATCGTGTTTCGTTTGTCATACCATCTCCTTATTGTTGTTATACATTTCATGCCACTCGCCTAACTGTATGCCCTTGAGTATGTGTGCAATCACATCAACTGTCCACCCATTACCAATCATCTTGTATCTCTGTGAGTTGGACACATGATTAGTGTAGTTGTCAGGTAATGTCTGCAATCTCTCACACTCTAAGGGTGTCAGCTTTCGCCACATATCTTTTGATACTACCACGTTATCTTTCTGCACAGTAGTAAGACAGTTAGACTTGTCATCATCTCGTACCTCTAGTTGCCTAGTAAATGGTAGGTCTAGTTGGTCATCTTTCCTAGTACCATGCTCGTCTAATCTACGATTAACAATCCTACCAATAGCAACCTTGGGTTCTCTGTGTCCACCTTGCATGGTAGTAAGAGTAGGTGCTTTACCTTCTTGTGCATACACTCTCTTGATAGAGTCATGACCTTTGAGGTCAGCAGTACCAACTCTAATCAATCCATCTTTAGACATGGTAGGATTATCCTTGAGTACCATAGTACGTTGCTTACGTTCAATACTATTCCACCATACTGCACCATTGTACCTAGCAGTAAGACAATGAGACTTACCATCTTGGCTAGTCATCTCATCTGTAGCATAGCCATCTTCTAGTATATCTTGCATAGTGATACCCTTGTCAATCATGTCATCAATAGGTAACTGCTTGTACGTACCATCAGCTTGTAGCTTACCCCACCAATATAGTCTGTATCTATTCTGACCACTAAGGTACTTAGAGTTTCTAGCTTGTGGCTCAAAACCCATGTGATACGATATAGTATCTTGATACTCTTTCTTCATACGTACATTCTCAAGCAGTACATACTTAGGCTTTACCACAGAGAGAATCTCTATGAAGTGGAAGAATAATTTACTTTGAGGGTCATCAAAATTTAACTGCTTTCCTGCAAAGGAAAATCCTGTGCAAGGCGAGCCACCCATCATTAGGTCTATATCCCAACATGATATCTCAAATGGGTCTAAATCTGTGACGTCTCCTAGATGACGAGTGTTAGGAAAGTTAGCTTGTGTAACTTGGATTGCATACTTATCAATCTCACTTGCATAGTAGGTACTACCCATGCCATCAAAGGTAATGCCTAGCTTCTGCAAGGCAACTTGCCCACCACTA